AAAATGAACGACCTAATAGCCGGAGCGGACGGAGTTTCGCAGGATTTTATTCAAAATTATAACAAGCGTCAAGCCATTCTTTCGGAGCTGACACGCCAAAAAGCTAAGAACCAAAAAATAGTCGAACGACAAAACAAAAAGATAGCGAAAGTGGAAGCTAATGGAATTATTGACCGCTCGCGCGTAGCGACACAGCGGATACAACAAGCGGAACAGAACATTAAGGCTATAGAGGCACTGGAGGAAGGCGAAAGTCAATTGGTGCGCAGCCTTCGTGAAGGTACAATTGAAGACGACCTCAGAGACCTCGAAGCGGAGCACAGGACCAGAGTGCAGGACGCCGTACGCACAGTGTTCAGTAAAAACAACAATGAGGCTATAGCCGACGCTAAGTCGCACGACGTCTTATCTGACGAGGAGTTGGACCTGTTGCTCGAAGAGCCGGACCACACGCCTGGCGCACGCAATGTCCCCGCAGGGCCTGCTGTCATTGACGACGAGAACGGAGCGCCTTGTATAGTCATCGGCAGCAATGACATGAACATAGACGTCATAGACCCGGTGCGCTTCACACGGCAGGACCCGACACCTGACTTATTACAGCGCGCCAACGAGATAAAAGAGAAGACTGGCCAAATATCACCCAAGCCTGTAACACAAGCTCCGTCTAAGCCGGGCCTGTCACCGTTTATGCCAACAACCCGTGTAGAGATGCAGCAGTTACTCCTGGCGCTCAATCTTAGCTCCAGCATGCAGATGACCAATAAAGAAACATCAGATATGCTCAAGACGCTGCTGACGTGCAACGAGACGCAGCTCAACGCGCTGTTCCACAACGCCAAACTGCCGGTTGCGCTGAAGATAATCATAAAGCGCATATTGCAAGATATACAGAACGGCAACACTGAGACCGTCGAGCGCCTTTGGGACCGCATATTCGGCAAGACTGGTATGTCAGACCCAGCGTTGGTGGGCGGCAACGTGTCAGACAGCATAAACAGTATAATACCGGGCGCGCCTATATCTAGAGAGGCGTATGTGTTAATCCGTGATACCGTCATAAATAAATAACAGCTATGAACGAACAGGCCACAACCCAAGAGCCCCAGACGCAGATGCAGGCGCTTGGCTTCGCGATAGACAGCTCACAGGTCTCAAGCAACGATTTATTACGCCTCGACATGCTGTCATCACTGGAGACATACACTAAAGTGATGTTCTACAGGCAGTACAAAAAGAATTTTATTGTATCCAAGCATCACAAACTCATATTCTCGGCGCTGCAGGATGTCGTGGACGGCAAGTATAACCGCCTTATAATTAACATGCCGCCACGATATGGCAAAACGGAAACGGCCATTAAGTCGTTTATAAGTTGGGGCTTCGCGTTAAACCCCACTTGCCGTTTCCTGCACCTGTCGTATTCCGATACACTAGTTTATGATAACTCGGAGACAATACGTAACATAATGCGTGATGACTTGTACAAAACACTGTTTCCCAAGTCAAAGCTTAAAAGCGATAAAGGCTCCGCCAAGTTCTGGAAGACCGATGCCGGCGGAGAACTGTACGCCGTATCTACTCAAGGACAGGTCACGGGCTTCGGCGCCGGTAACATGGACCCGGAAATAACGCCTGATGATTACAATGACCTCACATGGTCCGCCGAGCTTAATGACATTCTGCGTAGTATAGATGCCAAAGACAATGTGTTCCAGGGCGCTATTCTTATAGACGACCCGATGAAGCCCTTAGATGCGGATTCGGATATTGTCAGAGAGCGTATCAACATGCGTTTTGAAAGTACTCTGCGTAACAGAACCAATTCGCGTAATACACCTATTATCATTATTATGCAAAGGCTGCATGAACATGACTTATGTGGCTATCTTAATGAAATAGAGCCGGACGAGTGGCACGTTTTGTCACTTCCGGCTATACAGGTCGATGAGGATGGTAATGAGTCGGCCCTGTGGCCTTATAAGCACACGCTACAGGAGCTACATTCTTTACGCGCGATTAATCCTCTTGTGTTCGATACGCAGTATCTGCAGGACCCGACACCGCGTGTAGGCCTTATGTATAGCGAGGGCTTTGGCACCTATAGAACCGATGAGCTCTTAACAGTTATGGCGAAGAGCGCAAAGAAACGATGCTACATAGATACGGCCGACACCGGCGCGGACTTCCTGTGCGCCATATTTTTCGTAGATACGCCGGTAAAAGCCTTCGTAACAGACGTAATCTATACAGACGCACCTATGGAGGTCACTGAGCCGTTAACAGCTCAGCGCCTGGTGCTCAATGATACTGTTGACTGCCTTATTGAGTCTAACTCCGGCGGCCGGGGCTTTTTGCGTAAAGTAAAAGAGATTGTACGCACTACATATAAATGTTTTAAGTGTATACTCCACGGGTTCACGCAGACTGATAATAAATATACACGTATATTCACCAATTCGGCCGGCGTGCAGAATGACATCGTGTTTCCAGAAGGCTGGGAGCATAAATGGCCGCTGTTTTATAATGCCATAACGTCATACAGGAAAGACAATAAAAAGAAGCAAAAAGACGACGCTCCAGACTGTCTCACAGGCGTATATGAGATGCATATAAGCAAAAAGAGGCATAAAAAGATAAGACGTAGGAATTAATACTTTTAGGCCGTTAAAAATCCGCGGGCCAGAAACGGGC